TAATACTTAACTAGATGGCGAACCAGCCCAGCCGCAAACCCCATAAGTGTGCAGATACCTATGGCTATTGCTAATAGCGACTGGGCGGCCGTCATTACTTAACGCCGAAAGTTTTATCGGATGTGTTAAGCCCACGCATAATCGGCCCGAGAAGGCCTGCTAAAAAAGCGTTAGCCAAAATCTTAGGATCTGAAATCCCTGACATATACAACGCCGCAACGCAAGTTCCAGCATGTCTTAGATATGACAGTCCAGCAGCTATAGCTTGTTCTTTCATGGTCTTACTCCTAAATGCCCTTAGTTGACTTGTTTTAATACTGCAATCGTATGCGTACCCGATGCAGCAATACCATATAAGCCTTCGTGATCGCCTACCGGCACTTGCAGTTTATCGCCATTATCTAGTTTGTAGCCGTTAGATGTAGTTACGTTAGCATCGCCTAAATAGACAGCACCGCCGCCTAGATTATGTAGCAATACTGTCTGATCCATAATATTGGCAGCTACTAAAAGTGTGGCTGTTGTAGTTACTGTTACTTGTGCGCTAGTCGGCATAACTTAATCCTAACTTCTCTATTAATTTGGCAGCCTTTACGGGGTCGATCCCCACCTCAAAATGCATTTCGTCTTTACGATTACGATAATCGCCGCCCCACACTAGGCCGTATTTCTTAGCTAGTGCCTGGATCATCGGTACTTTTTCAGCTGGAAACGTGCCAGCCTTGCCCAGCGGATGCTTAGTCGCGTTTAGGTCTATGGCTGTGCCGCTGCTGTGGTTACTTAGTTTGCCCGGAACTTGGCGTACTTCTCTATAGCAGTACCCCCAGTCGTCAAGCGCACCGCCATCGATCGGCTCGATCAGTTCATTAAACTGCTCAGCAAAGGCAATTAATAAGGGTGCAGCAAAATAGGCGCAGCGCAGCTTTACCTTGCTGCCCTTAATCGCGTAAGACTTGATACGGATCGACTCAACCTCTTTAGAGGCTGGCCAGCCGTTATAGCTTATCGCTTGGCTCATTTGCCGCTAAGTATTCTTGGTAATCCGTATTAGCTAGATCGATAGGGATAGATGATACTGATCCATCCTCGTTATCACGCAGGATTGTCGCTTGTCCATACTCGTTTTTGATTTCTGTATATTTCATTTTATAACTCCGCTGATAGTGCTAATGAGGCTGTTGTGCCTGGGCGATATAAACTGTAAGAAGCGTTTGCTGTCATGCCAGATGTAGTACAAGTAAGCAAAATATTGCTAGGAGTTGCTAAAGCAGTTAATGCTGTAAGAGCAACCGCCCCGGGATAACCTAATGAAAAACTTGCAGCGGTTACTGTCATAGTTGGTGTCTTATTCATTGTAACTGGCAAGGGTAAATTAGCGTATGCGATTGTTGTTGAATTAGCAGAATAAGCGGTGGCTATACTTAAACTACCAGTTGCATTATTTGCAAATGGGTCATAGTAATAACGCTGACATAGTGCTAATTCTCCAGCAAGTGTGCCGCTTGCAGTTTGAAAATCTGAAACAGTAGAAGCAGCTTCTGCTTGTACGCCCCAGATATCTAAAGTCTGTGCTGCACTTTGTTTAGCATCTATGCTAATTCCTAAGTAACCGCCACCTGCAGTAATTGTTTTACCTGCAACACTTGGGACGGCTACTGTTACTGAGTATCTAGCCCAAGATGAGGTTAAAGTAATAGCAGTGGGAGTTGTAGTTGTAACTGGCGATGAAACTCCAAAAACTTGTACGACGCGAATAAATCTAATTGCATCTGTTGTAATATTAGATTTAGCCCAAAATGAAATACTGATAGTTTGACCTGCAAAAGTCCTTGAGTTTTCAATTCTTTGTTCAAGTCGTGCTTCAGTATCTGCGGCTTCTATTCCAAGCGTTGCAAAGTAAGTACCTTCATAACCTGCTACTGGCGCTGTGCCAGGTGTAAAGGTTGAACGGGTAACATCTATCGTATTATTGCTTGATCTTGCCATCCAACGATCGGCTGTGTAGGTCGCATCGGTTACATTGGTAAAAGTTGTACCGCGTTGCCAAATACCAAAATCGCCGTTAATTATCTTATTCTTGCCAGCTGCATATTCGGCAGACTCCAACAGGTTTAACGTACCCGTTATATCGTTCATATTGGTGGCGGTTAATACCTCACCAGTAGCAAAATCGGTTTTTGCTGGAAAGCCTACGGCCATTTTCTTATCTCCTTAGTAGCACAATACTGACGTATCAAGTACGCCAAATTGAGCTGAGTCTAAAATAAACCCATCGATCACGGGCTCAAGTGTAGTAAAAGTTGTACGCCATCTATTCGGGGTTACGTTATGCGCCACGCCGAAAACTTGTAGGGTCTTTGTTAGCGTGGAATTACCAGGCTGGTTAGTAGTAATTGTTACAGGGTCAAAGAAATCTAAATCTAAAGCTGCTGTAATACCGGCATCGTAGTTATCTGTGTATAGGTCTAGTTCGATCGCATCGCAGCGGATGCTAGTTTCAGCACGGCTGGCAACGTAGGCACGGGCGTAATCAAGTGCGACCGCATCGGTCTGCATAAGTAGGTTTTGCTGGTTATAGGTATGGGCAAAATACTTATCTATGCTTGCCTGGTTTATAGCGGATTGAGTAGTGCCACCTGTACGGGTTATGTTTGCTTGGTTAAATACAAGGGTGTCATCTAATCGCCATACCGCATTGGAATAGCCAATGTCTGTGCCGTTATCGTTAAATACTGTAGGTGTACCGCCCACGCTGCTAGCTGTGACATCTCGATCTTGGAAAACAAAATAGCCATTTTTGCCTACATAAAATGCGCCGTACTCACTATTTGTAACAGTTTGTAATGCAGCTAGAGATGTACGAGCTGTGCCGGGGTCTGCTTGCAAGGTAGTTAAACCTGCATCTACATCACGCATAATCTCTGGCCACTCAATTTGATCGAGTATCTTATTAACGCGTGTACCGCTTAGCTGCGCAGTAGCACCTGTCACAGTACTAATCTGGGCGTTCTGCGCCAGTCTTAGGGCATCTACAGCTTGAATAGTTGTATAGACCACATCGGTTGCATTACGCGGTGTATTGGTCGTATATGACGTGATAAACCCTGAGAAAATTGGATATACAACATTGTCATAAGTAGCCGATATTGCCACTTTACGCATAGGCGTTAGATTAAGAAAATACGGCGAGTTAGGGTTCTGTGGGTTAAAGTCACCATTTTGATCGACAATACGCATAGTTAGCGTACCTGTCTGGAATTCATCTACCTGCGGATTGCGCCCACGCTTTGTAGAGATCATATCTACTAAGTTGCTTACATCCACAATTAAAACAGCAGAATCAGCTAAAACGTTAGTACCTAATATGCCTGAATCTAAAATCATTGATTGCGTAAAGGATGGGCCAGTTGAAAAATTTAGCACCGCGTTAATTACTGGCAAGGTCATAGAATCGCCCCTGCAGGTGTGCGGCCGTAGCCAAATCGCTGGCTTGCTAGAACTGCATCGTTTACTACGTCAATAAACTCATCCTGCATAATTACTGAGCCATTGTTATTGACGATAATGGTAGGGGCTTGCATACCAAAGCCAGCCGATGAACCTGGTGTAGTTGCAAAAGGATTAAACATCGATGATGAAGTACCAGCACCGGCATTAGATCCTGCCTCTAATAGAGCAAAAGCCTGCGCAAATAAAAGACCTTCTTCACCCATGGCGTATGGGTTAAACATTGAGCTTGATTGCGCTTGCTCAGCAATATTGCTATTAACATTAAGAATTGTGGCTAGTTCAAGTGCAGCTTCGGCTGAGGCTGCCAAAGCCTCTGTATTAGTTTGAGTTACTTGGACACTAGCTGCTGCCTCTGTTGCAGCAGTTTCAGCAGCTGCAACAGCAGTTTCTACAATAGCAACGATTTCAGCAGGTGTAGCGTTTGCTGGGAAAGTTGTCCCACCAGTAGCAGCAGCAGCTGCTGCACCACCTGCTGCACCACCACCGCCACCAAGGATAGAAGTATCAACGAAACCAGATTCTTTTTGACGGATGGCAAACATGCGTTCGCCTACTTTATTAAGTTCTAGTAAAGCGGCATTTAGACTTCCTGCCCATGTAGAAAATGGGTCTTTAGCTTGACCAATAGCCAAAATGTCTGCAGCGATCTTGGCATTTTTTGCTTGAATTTCATCAAGTTTTTTAGATAATGCATCGGCTTTATCTGCGTTGCCTTCCTCAATAGCCTGCATAAGTAACAGGCGTACTTTTTCTTCTTCGCTTATCTTTCCCTTTAGCGCAGCGGCTATCTGAATCTTTTGAATATCGAATACCGCAGCGGCTTTATCTAGTTTTGCTTTATTGGCAGCTGCATTTTTATCGGCTTTAATTTTACTAGCTGCTAATTTCTTTTGACTGGCTTCAAATTTTTGGGTGTCCATATTTGAGCCACCAGTCATGGCTACGTTACCCATGCCTTGGAAGCCTTTAATGCTTTTAACCAATTCGGCTAAACGTTGTGGGCTAAATCTGCCTAGCAGATCAGTAACGCCGCTAAATAAATAACCAAAAATGCCAGCACCCGGTATAGATTTAATTTGTTCTTTCAAATATACAACGGAATCAACGAAATTAGCCAAGGATGTAGCTGCGCCTTCAATATCGCCAGCAAGGGTAGCCATGCTGTCATCCTCGCCCAAGGATTGCAGCGCACCTATAAGGCTTGTACCAATAATCTCTTTAGCATTATTTGAGGCAATAGCCAGTTTGTCCATTGAACCAGCAAAAGAATCTGCAGATGTCTTGGCTGCGCCTGCGAAGGTTACGGCTAACTGATCTGTAATCTCTTTAAATGACTTAGTTTTAAGATCGGCTTTAGATATGCCTATGCCTAACTTGCTAAGTGTGGCGTTATTGCCCAGGTAAGCCTTTGATAGCGCAGCTGTAACTGACTCTAAGTCTTTACCACTATTCGCGCTTATATCCATAGCGATACCCATTAAGCGTTCAGTTTCAGCTGTATCGCGTGTGGCTATTGCTAACTTTGTATAGGCTGGGCGCAGCTTGTCATCAATTATGCCAAACTCTTTTTCAATGCGCTGTATGTAACCTTCAGCGGTTGCTGCATCTCGACCTAAGCCTACGTTTTTAAGTGCTAGGGCTAATTGCTGCTGAGCCTTCTGATCGGCAGCGGCAGCCTTTACCGATGCCTTGGCATATGCCAATACCCTAGTTGCGCTAAACGCGACTCCAAAAGTCTTAGCTAAATTCTTTACGTTTTTAGATAACTGGGCTGTGGATGTGTCTGCCTGTTTAAATGCTTTTTTGCCAGTAAATTCGGCAGCTATATCAATTCTTACTGATGGATCAACGGCCATTAGTTATACCCCACAGCCTTGTTAAACTTATCTCGAGATAACTCAATAGCTTTAATGACAGCTGCGTTAGTCTTGCCGCCATCCTCAGCCCATGCGCGAAAGATGGCGCGGCCTTTCATCTTGCGTGATCTACGGCCTCTACCTGTTTGATTATTAGCATCTACAATACGGCCGTATTGATCGATGGCCTGTACAAATATTGAACCTGCCTCTGGGTTATTGCTCTTGCCATATTTCTTATTAGTGCTTGTCATATAGCGATACTCACCAACCCCGGTATCACGGCGATAAGTAGGGATTACAACCTCGCGCATCTTTGCTTGTTCACGCCCAGATGTATTTACGCGGCCAGCAGTTTCATAAATAGCACCCGATGCGGATGCATTTTGAATACGCGCTAATGCTCTAAAGCCTTGGCGATTTGGCTTGCTAGGCGTGGTTTTATAACCTACTCCACTTCTAGCAGCTGATCCTTCCCATAATGGAAATTTGCCATTAATAGATTCTTTACCCCATCCGCTAAGTGGTGCTTGGCGTGGAATAAAACCTTTAGCTTTAGATGCAATAGGTCTAAGCAAATTAGCCATTTCTGTTTGCGTTTCTTTGGCTAGATCAGGTGTGAATTTTCTAAGGGCTTTACGAAGCGCGATTCCGCCTATTACCTGTGCTGGCATCTCGCATCTCCTTATTCCGGTCTTTCATCGCCTGCAATAAAGTCTTAAACATCCTGCTATCTAGTGCTAGTAAATCATTGGGCGCGATACCCGTTTCCAGACTGACCCGTGCGATCAAGTAAGTAAACGAGTCACGCCCTATAGTTCCGGGTCATCATCCAGAACCTCAACCTTTTTAAGAATTTTTAAGAACTCTGCACCAAACATTGGCACGGATTCGCCGCTAGCTCTTAAGCACTCCCACGCTAACCAATAAACATCTGACTGCTTCTCGTCATCTCTAAAGGCTTTGTGAAAACCTTTTTTAGCATATAACTCAAACGCGTATTCGATCGATGGTGTTATCTGGTGTTCAGATAATGAACCATCAGCCTTTGTGATCTTTAACTTAGCCATCTGTTAGCCCCTATTCTGTTTATCAGGAAGTTGTAATTACGATTGGTGAATTGGTTGTAAAAGTAATTGATTGTGTAGCAATATCGCCTACAGCGCCGTTAATATCGGTAGTGTTATTTACCAAGATTGTAGTGCTGTATAGCGGGTTAGTAGCTGATGTAGCTGCGCTTGTCTGCTTTAGTGTAATAGGTACTGTTGTACCCCATGCAGCTTGCAGGGTTGCGTTTACGTTTGCAGCAGCTGTATCGCTTAGGAAATCTAGAGTAATTGTGCTGGCCTCTAAACCCTTAACGAACTTATGAGCTGTGTCGCCCATAGCAGTCACTTCAAGTTCATCAAATACGCGATTAATTGTTGCAGATGTAACATGATCTGTTAGGGCGATGCTATTCAGCGTAACCTGAACTGTGTTGCTTAAGTATACGGCCATGAATTATTCCTCTGTTTTCTCGGTTGCAGGTGCTTTGGTTTTTGTTTCTTTCGGTGCTTCTGTGATCTGCCCAATTTTAATTAAGAAGGCAATATCCTCATCTGTGTATGACATGGTTTAACTCCAGCTCGATAGTATGGATATGGTGAACTCAGCGGTTAGTAAGTCACCGCTATCAGCATTTAATACGCCAGGCGCGCTAACGCTAGTTATATTAAATACAAGATTAGATGCAGCTAGTTTTGTGTAAGCCGCAACAATAAAATCCTCAATGCCCTGCAGGTTGCCTTGGTTATCAAACATCGGCACAGTTAGCAGAATCTTAAAATTGGCCATAGGCGAAATAGTTATGTAGCTGTTATTGCTAGGCGTTAAATATGGATCTGCCGGTATTACTACGCAGCTGTTAGCCAGGATGGTTGCAGGCGGATATGCGAATACCGACCAGACTCCATCGTTAGTTAAAGCCGTTGCGATGGTGCTACGCAGGGTTGTAATAGCCGCCGTAGGCATTTATCCCACCATGCTATTCGGTGAGATGTACGGGGCTAGCAGGCCTCGTATTTTGCCTATCATGCTGTTGCCCATGCGGTAAGGGCTAGGGCTAAAGCCATCGAGTCCTACGCCGCCTGTTTGAGATACCTGGCGCGCTTGCCATATATCTACGGCCAAGATCATCGCAGCTTGTCTAACGCTTGCTGTATTAACGTAGGTAGCAGTCTTTGTATCTGCACCTACAGCTGCGCCAGATGGCACTACGCGTCTAAAGTTTTCATCGGCTGCAACCTTGGCGTATTGAATAAAACTATAGCCGCGTGGTTGCTGGTAATAATTTAGCTGCATATTAAATGCTGGCAATAAATTTGTAGTGCCTGTGCTAAAAGGTAGCGTGGCAGTAATTGTGTAAGTGCCGTTAAATGTCGAGCCAGCCCCGGATATTGTCACGCTTTCGCCTGTAGTAAATAAACCGGGGTTGGCCAACATTACTGTGGCAACGTTGCTTACCAATGCAGTCCCCACGACTGGCGCAGAATCAAACCAAAGGAAACTGTTGATCTGATCTTGTGCGGCTTGGCAGCACTCCTCGACAGTACTATCTGAGTAAAGAG